TTGGTACAACGATGCTGAAGGTTTTGATAAGTGGAGAGTTTTTCCTAGGCTTCTTATAAGTCTTTATGGTCTTATGTTTTATAAAACATCTATGTGGTTTATGACATTGCCAGATCCAACTAACTCTCAATCCGCTTTTGTATCTGTTATTGTAGGTGCGGGTGCAGCCTGGTTTGGTTTATATGTAGGTAAGAAATAATGTATATGATAAAAAGATTTATATTAAAAACAGATAGAGTCTTAGGATGGCTTACTTGTTTTTTTATAATAGCAGGTGTCTTTAGACATTGGTAAATTAAGGAGAATAATATGAAAAATATAATGGGAAAATTACAACAGTACATAACCATAGTGGGTATTATCACCGCCATCGGAGGGGGCTTCTACACGTGGGGACAGTTTAATTTACGACTTGATAATATAGAAAAGAAAAAAATTAAATCGGTAAATATTGTACCGTTACAAGAATCTATTGCTGAGCTGACAACAAAAGTCGATAACTTAGAAAAAAGATTAGATAGAAATGAGGACAGGATTGATACGCTCGGCAATAATGACAATCCTTTAGCAAGATAGGAGACTGTAATGGCTGATAAAAATTGGATACAAAAAGCAGATTTAAAAAAAGGAGCTTTTACCGCTAAAGCAAAAAAAGCAGGATATGGAACGCAAACATTTGCAAGTAGAGTTTTAGCTAATCCGGAAAGATATGACAGTAAAACTGTTAAACAAGCTAACTTAGCTCGTACATTTAAAAAGATGAAATAATGGCAAAAGCTATAGCTAGAACTACAGGCAAAGGCGGTAATTACCGTTCTACTAAGTCTGGTGCAGGTATGACAAAGAAAGGTGTTGCTGCTTATAAAAGAAAAAACCCCGGTTCTAAATTAAAGACTGCTGTTACAGGAAAAGTTAAAAAAGGCAGTAAGGCTGCAAAAAGAAGAAAAAGTTATTGCGCAAGATCTGCTGGTCAGTTAAAAAGAAGTAGTGCTAAAACTAGAAATGATCCTAATTCTAGGATTAGACAAGCAAGAAGAAGGTGGAAATGTTAAATGGCTAGAAAAGGTTTATACGCAAATATTAACGCTAGAAAGAAAAAAGGTATTAGTAGGCCAAAAAGTAAATCTACCATATCTAAAAAAGCTTACAAAAATATGAAAGCTGGTTTTCCAAAAAAGAAATCTAAAAAATAATATATTAAGCAGTTTACATCTTTAACTTTTTGGTTGACATTTGTAGACGAATAACCATTTATATATTAATGCAAGATTTTGAAGTAATTCAGCATGTGTTAAAAATTATAAGAAGCAGACAAGAAGACCTTGCTTCTCAGTTAGTAACAGGTTCTGTAGAAAATTGGGAAATTTATCAAAATATTGTAGGGCAGTTGCAATCGCTAGGTTATGTAGAGTCTGAAGTTAAATCGATAATGAATATAATGGATGGCGATGATGGTTAAAAATTTATTAGTTCCTGATAAATATGCAAACAAAAAAAAGGAAAAAACAAACAACAATGCAGGATTTGAATCTGCTTGGGTAAAATCCGACGAACGATTTTTAGATCCTGATAAAATCAACTTAACTTTAAAACAAAAACTTCCAAACCCTACAGGGTGGAGAATGCTAGTTGTTCCATATCAAGGAAAACAAAAAACAGATGGGGGCATTCATATTCCAGACCAAATCAGAGAAAAAGAAGCTTTAGCTACATCAACAGGTTATGTGTTAAAAACCGGACCTGGTTGCTATAAAGACAAAAATAAATTTCCTGAAGGTCCTTATTGTAAAGAAGGAGATTGGGTTCTTATAGCAAGATATGCTGGAACAAGGGTTAAAATGGATGATTTTGAAGTTCGTATTTTAAATGATGATGAAATTTTAGCAACAATTTCTGATCCAACTGACGTAAAAAATTTTTAGGAGAAAACAATGGAAGAAATTGAACAAGAAACACCAGAAAATGAAAATATTACTGTTGAATCTTCAGAAGAATCTAATCCAGAATTAGTTACTTTAGATTCTGAAGATAAAAACTCTTCTGATGGTGAAGAAAAATCTTTATCAGAGGATGAGTTAGATAAAAGAAAAAATAAAACTCAAAACAGAATAAATGAGTTAACACGTAGACGTCGTGAAGCAGAAGAAAGAGAAGTTGCTGCTTTAGAATACGCAGACGCTATGAAAAGAAAAGCAGAAGGCTTGCAATCAAGAGTAGATAATACTGATGCAGGTTATGCTTCTGAGTTTGAGGCTAGGGTTTCTTCCCAAGCTGATCAAGCCCGTTCTGCTTTGGAGGAAGCAACAGAAGCTAACGATCCAAAAAGAATTGCAGCTGCTACAGCGGCTATGGCTCAAATTGAAATTGAAAAAGAAAGAGTGAGGTTGTATAAAGGGCGTGTTAAACAACAGAGTCAAACACAAAAAAATATACCACAGTATCAAGCTCCTCAAAGATCACAAGCACCAGCAGCAGAGCCTGATCCAAAAGCTGTAGCATGGGCTGATAATAATGATTGGTTTGGTGAAGATAGAAAACTTACAAGTGTAGCTATTGGTCTTCATTCTGATCTTATAAACGAAGGATTTGACGGTTCTTCTAATGATTATTATCAAGAATTAAATAATCGTTTAAAACCTTGGTTAGGGGCAGCTGGCCATGAAACTGACGTTTCTGTAGAGACTAATTCTACTAAAACTTCACCTGTTGCTTCTGTAACAAGTGGAAGATCGGTTGCAAAAAAATCAAAAACTGTTAAATTAAGTAAATCCCAACTGGAGATTGCCAAAAAACTTGGTGTTCCAAAAGAGGAATACGCCAAAGAAGTGGTAAAACTTCAAGGGAATAGGAGCTAAAAATGGCTAAAAAAGAAATTATCGATGAACCTGTAGCTACTGAAGCAGCAGACAGATCTTCACGGAACAAAGACACAAGAAAAGCTTCAACTCGCCCTGTGCAATGGCGGCCAGCTAATAAATTGCACGCCCCGGATGCTCCAGACGGATTTATTCACCGTTGGATTCGAGCGGAAACTTTAGGACAAGAAGATAAATCTAATGTCCATCGCCGACTCCAAGAAGGATTTGAATTAGTAAGAGCGGATGAGTATCCCGATTCGGATTTACCGGTTTCTGATGGCAAACACGCAGGTATTATTGGCCTCGGAGGTTTGTTGTTAGCTCGATTCCCAGAGGAATTTAAAGAGCAAAGACATGCATATTATAATGCAAGGTCAGGACAACAAATGGAAGCAGTTGATAATGACTGGATGAAGGATAGTAATCCTTTAATGCCAAAAGACGCACCGGAAAGAAGAACACAAGTATCATTTGGTCAACCCCGAAATAATAAATAATTATTATTTCATCAACTAAAAGGAAAAAAACATGGCAAATCAAGACGCCCCCTTTGGTTTACGTCCGATTAAAATGGTAGGCGGCGGTGATTTCACTGGCGGTCAAGATAGATTTACTTTAGCAAGCGGTTACACAACTAGCATTTATCAGGGGGATCTTATAGAACCTCTTGCTGCTGGCACAGTTGGAAGAGTACCTGCTGGTCAAACAAATCGTATTCTTGGCGTTTTTAATGGTGTTAGATATACTAACCCCACTACACAAACACCTACTTGGGCGAACACCTATCAACAACCTGTAGCAGCATCAGACATACAGCCTTTTGTTATTACAGATCCAAACGTTGTATATGAAGTACAAGCTGACGCAGCATTCCCAACATCAGGATTATTTGCAAATTATGATATTGTAGATAATAACCCTGTTGGAAATAATACAGCTGGTATATCTCATGTAGAACTAGATGTAGGAACAGGAAACACAACAGCAGGATTGCCTTTAAAAGCACTGCAAATTAGTACAGACCCAGAAAATGACGATCCGTCAACTGCTAATACTAATGTTCGTGTTATTATTAACAATTCAGTGTATTCCGCTGGAACAACTGGCGTATAGGAGGTTTAAATGGCTATATCACGCGCACAACTCGCAAAAGAATTAGAACCAGGCCTCAACGCCTTATTTGGACTTGAATATGCTAAATATGGTGACGAATCTAGGGAGATTTTTGAAACAGAATCTTCTGACAGAGCATTTGAAGAAGAAGTAATGCTCGTTGGATTCGGTAGTGCAGCCGAAAAAGCTGAAGGCGCAGGAGTCCAATATGACTCTGCTTCAGAAGCTTATACCTCAAGGTATACTCACGAAACAATCGCGCTTGCGTTTGCTTTAACTGAGGAAGCCGTGGAAGACAATCTTTATGATCGTCTTGCAAACAGGTATACGAAAGCACTAGCTAGGTCTATGAATCACACAAAACAAGTTAAAGCAGCTAACGTTTTAAATAACGCTTTTAACAATGCATTTACTGGTGGCGACGGCGTTGAACTTTGTTCAACTGCTCACCCACTAGCATACGGCGGTACATTTGCGAATGAACCAACTGTAAATGCTGACTTAAATGAAACTTCTCTTGAAAACGCACTAATTGATATTAGTAATTTCGTTGACGAAAGAAATTTAATTGTTGCTCTAAATGGTAAAAAACTTGTTATTCCATCACAACTAAGATTTGTTGCTGATAGAATACTAGAATCTACACTTCGTTCAGGCACTGCCGACAACGATATCAATGCTATGAGGAACACAAGTGCTGTTCCTGGTGGTTATGTAGTGAACCATTTCTTAACAGACCCAGATGCATTCTTCATTATGACTGATGCACCTAATGGTTTAAAACACTTCGAAAGAAGCCCGTTAAGAACAGCTATGGAAGGTGACTTCAATACTGGAAACATGAGATACAAAGCTCGGGAGCGTTACAGCTACGGGTGGTCCGATCCACGTGGAATCTTTGGTTCTACAGGTGTTTAATTAACACTCAATATTCTGAGGAAAGGGGTAGCTTCGGCTACCCTTTTTTTTGTCTTGTATTTTAATTGAATATTTCATACTATAGAAATACTTTGACAATCATTTCGATTGACAGATACTCAACTGACAAAGGAGATTAAAATGAGTAAAACAACTTTTTCAGGCCCTATTAAATCAGGTCCTGTACAATCAACAACTGGTACTAACGTACAAAATGATATTGCTGACGTAGGCTTTACAGTAATTTCACAATCTGCTGCCGTAACTCAAACAGCTACAGCTCCAGCAACAACTATTATTATTCCTGCTTACAGCAGAATTTTATCAATTCAATTATTTGTAACAACAGCCTGGAATGGCGCTGCTTCAACAGCTGGCGTTGGATGGGATGATGGTACAATTGTAGATGCAACATCTTTAACTACTGCAACTTCTGTTGCCGGTGGTACAATAGGAATGAACACTGATGGTGTTGAACCTGGTGCAAATGCTACTAGAACAAATAATTGGTTAGATACTGGTGCAAACAAAAAAAGAATTAGACTTTTAAGTTCTAATGCTGGCGCAGGTGTAGGAACTCTTGTAGTAAATTACGTTCAAGCACAAAGCAAAGTATTTACTGTTTAGGAGGCTTAAATGGCTGGACCAACTAATGTCGCAAACTTAGGAGCAAGTGCTAGTACTGTTTTAGTACCCGCAAAATCAGCGAATCCAAATATTCGCAATATTGGCGGACCAAGTACTTTTGCATACTTTAAAGGCGCTTATTTTGAAGCTGGCGCTGGCGGAGAAGGAAATATTGATATTCAGACACAAGTTAGTGGAACGTGGACTACACAAACAAACTATTCCCTAGCAGCTAATCAGAATGATTCAGTATATGTTCCTGGTGATCAAGGTATTCGTCTTAAAGACGGACTCCGAGTGGTTACTAATGCAAATATTGCAAACGCTCAAATATTCTATACATAGTATAGGGGGATAATATGGAGATGGATTTACTCTGGAATGTTGGGTTAACCATCCTCATAGCCCCCGGTACTTACGCTATTGCTAATTTATTTGTTCGTATGAATAAAGTACAACAAGATGTAAATGATTTTAAAGTAGAAGTAGCTAAAGAATATGTTTCTAAAGAAGACTATCAAGACAGCCTAGAACAAGTTCTAAGAAGATTTGATAAAATAGAAAGTAAAATTGATAGGATTATTGAAAGTGGCTAGTGGTCGTTCTCAATTTTCCAAACTTACTAGTACTTATTCTGGCAAGCCTAAGTGTAAAAAGAATAAAGGTTGCGGAAAGATAATGCCTAACCGAAGAAAGACAACAAGGTATACATAATGACAGTAAGCGGATCAAAAAACTTTGAATTAAATGTAACAGAATACATTGAAGAAGCCTATGAAAGGTGTGGTTTAGAGCTACGCACTGGTTATGACTTACAAACTGCAAAAAGGTCTATGAATTTATTATTTGCAGATTGGGCTAATCGTGGTCTTAATCAATGGACTGTAGCAGAAACTATTACAACCTTAACAAAAGGCGTTAATTTTATTTCTCCAGGATCTGATACTATTGATGTTTTAGACGCTGTTCTTAGGCGAACCACTAATGGTAAAACTAGCGACATGTCAATGAATATGATAAGTCGTGCAGAATTTTTAAACATTCCCAGTAAAGAAACACAAGCTAGACCTAATCAATATTTTTTAGACAAACAAATTAATCCTAAATTGTATTTATGGCCAACTCCAGATAACAGCACAGATCAAATAGTTTTTAATAGACTTGTCCGTATTGATGATGCCGACACTCCTACAGATACAGTTGAAATGCCTTTTAGATTTTACCCATGTCTTGCAAGTGGTTTAGCTTATATGCTTTCTGTTAAAAAAGCACCTGACAGAATGCAAATGTTAAAAGCTGCATATGAGGATGATATGAGAAGAGCTATTGATCAAGACGAATCAAGAGCATCTTTTAGAGTAGCTCCTGATATGAGAAGTTATAGGTTAAGATAATGTCTTATGCATTAGGAAAATTTGCTATTGCCCTATGTGATATTTGTGGGCAACAGTACAAATTAAATGAATTAAGAAAACAATGGAATAACTGGAAAGCTTGTCCTGAATGTTATTCTCCTAAACAGCCACAGCTTGAAATACCTACTAATACTGTGGATCCTCAAGCATTATATGAGCCTAGACCTAATATGGATATAGAAGCTGGAGATGGAGTGGTAAGAACAGAAAACCCAGGATTTGTCAACGCAAAGGAAAATGTGATAGGATCATCTTTTAGGTTTAATTCTATAAACGGAAAAATTGGAACAGTAACAGTAACAACTACGTGAGTAAAAAATGGCTTATACATACACAACATTAAAAACAGCTATACAAGATTTTGTAGAAGATTCTGGAACAACATTTAACGCTAATATAGATAATTTTATTGAAAATGCAGAACAAAGAATTTTTTCTATGGTGGATCTTCCTCTAGATAGAAAAAACTCTACTGGTAATTTAACAACCTCTAATAAATATTTAGCAACTCCAGAAGATTTTTTATCAGCTTACAGTTTAAGTGTTATATCTAATGACACACATTATTTTTTGTTAAATAAAGATGTTAACTTTGTTCAAACTTATAACCCAGACCCTAGTGTTAAAGGTCTTCCAAAATATTATTCTTTATGGGACGATAATACTTTTATTGTTGGACCTGCTCCTGACCAAGCTTATGAGGTAGAACTTCATTATTATTATAAACCAGAGTCTATAACAACTGCAACTTCTGGTGAATCTTGGTTAGGCACAAACGCACAAAACGCTCTTCTTTATGGATCATTGGTAGAGGCTTATACTTTTTTAAAAGGTGAGCCAGATCTTATTAAACTTTATAAC